TCCAGTCAAAGATACTGATCCACCAGATGGGACTGGTACTGTAGGAGCAACAGGAGTAACTGGTGTTACAGGAGTAACTGGGGTGACAGGCGTTACTGGAGTTACAGGAGTAACTGGTGTTACTGGAGTTACTGCAAAGTAGTTGTAAAGTCTAAGACTTACACCTGAACCAGGGCTAACAACTGTTCCTGCTGTAGGATTTTGTGATTCAACTTTACCATCATTTTCAGGTGTTGCTCCAGAAGTTGTTTCTCCGCCATCCAAATAAACAAGGCCTTCATCAGCAAGAATTCCTTGTGCAAATGGCAAAGTTAGTCCAACTACATCTGGAACAACAGTACCACTAATAGGTGTAACAGGGGTTACAGGGGTAACTGGAGTAACAGGGGTTACAGGAGTTACTGGTGTTACGGGAGAGGCAACAGGAGAAACAGGTGCAACTGGTGGAGCTACTGTACCACCACTAGCCTTTATATAAATTGCATCTAGTTTTTTCCAGTCACCCGTACCACCTGAAGCTGTATCCCAAACAAGTAAAAGATCTCCCTTATCAGCTGATGGAAATTGTAGAACTGTGCCATCTGCATATGCATTAAGGTTATTCTTTGTAACAGTGAACATATTTCTTAAACCACCTGAGCGGTATTGTTGTAAGGCTGTTACATCTGTTGTTGTATCCCAAAGGAATGTTCCAGCTCCCCAAACACCAGCAGATTTTTCAACTTCAACTTGTCTAGTACTATCACCTAAAAATATTCTTTTGTTGTCTGTTGTACCGTTTGAAAGTGTGTTAGTTTGCAAAACAACCGTTGAAGTGTTATCATCATATATTTGATAATCTGCTCCGTTTGAACTTATTATTGAATAATTTCCAACCTTTATTCTTCCAGTTCCTAATGTAATTTTTCCTTGGCCAGCAGCAGTTATTCCTTCAGCATCAATTTTCCAACCTTTTGTTAAGGTGTTACCAGTATATGCTCCAAAACCACCACCTTGAATAGCTCTAATTGTTCCTTTTATTGTTGCGCTAGATGCAAATAAATCTCCAGCTAGTGTTACTCTAAATGGTGAGGCTGCAATTTGAGCTGAACTACTTACTCCATTAGTTGCATCTGCACCGCCCCAAAAAACAGCTGAGGTTTCATCTGATGGGCTATTAATACCTGATGTCTTATTAGCAAGATTATCATTAGATATTGATATATATCCTTGAGCAGAATTTAAAGAGATGGTTCCTTGATTAGTATAGGTTGCTGATATTTTACCTGGAGTAATAAGCCATCCACCAATATTAGCAGAGTTAGTTGTAAATAAACCAGTTGATCCTACAATAAATGTTTGTCTAAGATCATTGCCTGATAAACCGTTAGAAAATGTAAGTCCAGAAGAGTTAAGAATATAACCTGCACTAGAAAGATTTCCTCCACTTAAACTTCCAGAGTATATAGAGCCACCAGATATTACTCCGACATTTCCTGCAAAATATCCTCCACGAGCAGTTATGTCTCCATCTATTGCAAATGTAGCACCATCCCATAACAAATAATTACTTGTGCTTCCGCCAACCTTTAGTCTTGCGCTATTAGATGCATTAATATACCAATAGTTGCTAGTATCAAAATATAAACCTTTATTTGTTGAAACTCCTCCAACTCCAACACCAAACTGAAATGGTCCAGCAGTTATATAGTTTGATACAGATGGAGTTCCTGAGATAGTAATGTCTGGCGATACAGATACATAGTTGCTAGAGGTATTGTTATATTCATCATATGTTGCAACAGCTATTTTATATGTAGATCCTATAGCAAGTCCACCTAGGCGATATGTTGTTCCAGTTCCTGGTGAATTTGCATAGGCATATGTTGTTCCACCGTCATTACTAAATCTAATTCTATACCCTCGTAAAGTTGAGTCAGATACTGCTGGCCAAGTTATATCTGCATACCCATTAAAACCCAAATATCCAGTAGTGTCTATTCCAGTAGTTGCAGTTACGGATGTTACGTTAGATGGACCATCAGTATCTACTGTAACTGGAGAAAGTGGTGTTACTTTTTGTGCAGCACAAAAATCAGTATAGACTTCAGCATCTGAAGAAAACCGTGCTTTAACCCATCTAGAATTTGTATTTAATGTTATTATACTAGCTGGAGAAATACTACTAAAATAAACTCTTGAATATGTAACTCCAGTTGGTTCTGTGGAATCATTTGATTCATATTCAACAATATCAATTGCATCAAATATAGATTCTGTTGGTATAGTATATGCTACGTTATATCCATTATTAGCAGCAGTAACTGTTATTACTGGAATTGGAAGATTAAGTACCCAGGCAGGTATTGAAGTATCACAAACACTATCTGCTTTATTATAAAATGCATCTAGCGCATATACGCATACCTTAGTAATGTTAGTTCTAAATACACCAAGTGTTGATTGATTTAAAGATCTAGTAAGAGTAACAGTTTGACCTGTTTGTGTTTTATTTACTGGAAATGAACCATATGGTGTTTGCCTTACTAAACCATTAGATGTGGTAATTTCTAATAAAAATTCAGAAACATCATCATTGTTTGGATTAGCATAATCCCAGTCAAATGTTACTATTAAATTTTCTCCAGAACCACCGTCAGACCAAACTGCAACGACATTGCTTACCGCTGTTGGTATTACTAGATCAGCATCAACAATCCTTGCTGGATTATTGTTAGTTCCTGGTTTGACATATGCTGCAGCTGACTGATTTTGATCAACTTGTGATGCGCCATAAGCATTACTTGCTCTTGACCCTCCTGCAATTAAAGATTTACCGTCAGCACCAATTTCTTGAATTTCTGCACCTTGACGTGCATATGTCTGTCCTTTTTTATCCCATGCTAGACGTGGGTCATCAACACCAATTGGAACTGTCTGATTTTTTGCTACAGATTTTGAACTGGTATATTTTGACTTCACAATAGTTCCACTTTACTTCGGTCCTATTGCCATCCAGTTTATATAAAAAGTTGAGTTAGCTAGTATTGGCAAGACTGGTTTTGAACTTGTACCTTGATAATAGCTTCTTGCATCAACTATACGAGCAATAAACCCATCTTTTGTTACACCCTGAACTGTGCAAATAATATTTGTATTGGTAAGGTTTACACTTGGACTTGGAAGCTGTATTGTTGCTGTAACAATTGGTGTTTCATCAAATGATTTAACTTCACCAGCGGTATCAAAAAATGGAACATTAACATAATACATATGCTTGTTAGTTGGAGTGTAGTTAGCACCACCAGTTGCTGTACTTACTTTATATTTACCAAATATAATCTTTTGTGATCCAGGATCGTACTGCTTTGCTATGTCTGATGCACCACTCCAGTCAGTATAGCCTGCTCCTTGTGCTCCAAAATTATTACTAATTGCAGTAATGCTATCGCTGTGCTGATTAACCACATTAATTACTTGGTGCCAGGCAGCCAAGTCTATAATATTTGGGTCTGAGATTTTAATATACGGCATTGTCTTCTCCTATTTGTTAATTATACCACAGGGGGTCTATTCTTGAATTCTTTTTAAAATCAAGGTTGTTCCTAGTCCTTGCTCAAATGTATGAGATACAGACTGAACAAAGTATTTTTGACCACTAATTCCATTTAAATTATACGATAGGGTTACTGTATCTCCTACTTGAATTAATGGGTTACCAAATATATTTAAAGATACCGTTTTTGAGAACCCCTCAATGCCCATCTGTATAACCTTCAGCATCTTATATGCTGCCTGCTTAGACTGTATCCACTCTGAGTCTAACTGAACAACTTCAGACATGTTTGACTGATCAATTACCTGCTCAATGATTTGAGGATCCGATGGAGCAACAATTTCATGTGTCCATAAGTTAAAATTATTAGTTAAATCATTTAACTCGTCAGCATCCTTTTTTAAAATAACCATGTGTGGTCTTCCATTAGCTATAGCCATTCTAGCTCTAAACCCTGTATTAATTGGTGTTGAATATGATAGAGAATATTCATCAACAAGTTTCTTTTGATACTTAGTTTGATCTTCTGGACTATTTCCTGGATAATATTTCATCATATATTCAATTGGTAATATATCAACACTTACTGCAGCGGGTGTTGTGTATTGAACATCATAATAGTTTATTCCAGCAATTTCTGGTGTTGTTTGCATTATGTATGTAGGTGAGTTGTTATATAGTGGTTGTTTTTGAACTATTCCATTTAAAAATTCTCTATCTTGATAAAAATAGCTAACACTTCTTTCTAGAAGTGGTTTGGTTGTAGCATGAATTTCTCTTAATATTGATGGTTCTTTTACTATATCTGAATAATCATCTATTGGTGGATTTGTCTCAATTCCTATTGGTATTCTTGTTGTACAGAATCCAAAGTTTGTATTAATATCAATATCGTTTGGTAGGTATGGTTTTTGTCTTGCACCAGTTTTAGGATTAATATCCATTGACCTCCACATACTTCCGCCTGGATTTTCTTCTTCATCATAATCGTTTGGTTTTTCTTGTTGCCATCCAGTAATTTGAACATTATTTAAAAATACATGAACTATATTTTTTGGATCTTCTGGTGTTGCATTTTCTCCATCTGAACCATCTGATAATACATAAACAAGCTTTAAATTAAATGCATTGTCAGTTACATAAGAATACTGAGTTTTTCCAGCTACTTCTGTTTTTTTAATAATTTTAGAAAAATTGCTTATTATACTATTGCACTCACCAGTAACATCTGCCCAATATGTAAGAGTAAAATCCGCCCTTGATAGTATTAAAAGATATCTATATCGTGCAGGACTATAAGCTAATCCAGTTTTGGGATCTGTAGTATTTAATTTTACAAGTTCTAGGAAGTACATATTACCTGTAGAGGTATCACTTTCCATATTAAAAAATAATCCAGCTGCTGATTGGTCTTGGTCTAATAACTCAAACTTTACTGAATATGTACTAAATCCTTGATCTAAGTCGGATGTTGGAAAAATTAACACTCTCTTTCCACCATCATCTTTTATTTTTATTTTATCTATGCTTGGAAGAGTAGGCTCTTCATCATTGTCATTTACTATTTCAATAATTGAACCTGCTGCTGATATAGTGTTTGTAGTAATATCAAAAAGTTTTTTAGATAAGCCTTTGCTTGCCAGATCAGTAATTCTTTCATGTTTTGATGGGGAAGTTCCAAAAAGGCCACGCTGTACATTAGTTATATTACCAGTTGGTGTTATCTTGATATCGTAGTCAGAGAATATTACTGCTTCTCCACCAGATACATAGACTCCAGTTTCTGTACCGCCAACAACAAAAGTAGTTGAATCTGCTGCTCCAACTATTCCGATTACATTGTATCCTTGAGGATCTACTCCCGTAATACTTATTTTTTGTCCAACAACAAAGTTGTTATTAGCAGTATATGTCATTGATGTTCCATCACCACTGGCATCTGTTATAGTTGCATAAGATGACAATAGACCAATGCTATATTCTTTTATAAATCTATCAATTTCTGCAGACAGTTCAAGGTTATTTTTAACAGAAACTGTAGTGCTTTTAGATTCATCCATTGTTGAAATAATATATTCCTTATATGTAAAAGAAACAATTTCATTTTCAATAAAAGCATATCCATCATTATTTAAATTAAATGTATGAAAATTATCTAATAAATCATTATTATTGATCTTCATTACACTATCTGTAATTTCCATAGTATCTTTTAGATAGTTAAAACCAACAGAATCATTTGTTTGCTGTGACCATACAACGTCATTTGAAGTAGTATATATGAAAGATGGAGAATCTTTTATATCTGGACTTGTAACGTTTTGTAAAGCTGGAGATTGCTTAACTTTTGGAGTCTGGTATCTTAATGATATTTTACCTGGTTTAGCAGCATTAGATATTGAAAAACCACCTTCTACAACATTACTCTCTGATAAAGAAATAGTTGAGGTTGATGAAGATAAAATATTTTGCAAACTTAAAAATCTCATTATGCCATACTCATCTATATAAGCACCAATTTGATATGCAAGAAAAAGTGTATTCAATGCATCTAAAATTGTTGAGTCCTTTGAGTTACAGTAGTAATATGACATATCTAGCGGTGCAGACTTGCTATTGCATATCTTATAAAGAGAGTCATAATCATAATCAGTAAAGCCAGCAAGATCCAATATATTAGTAACTATTTCAAATACTGTCTTTAAATTTGCTACATAGTCTGGAACTGGTGTTGATTGAAGATAACGTGAGATATCAAATGACTGTACTGTTATATTTTGAATATCATTTTCATTCCATGAGTCAGAATAGAAAATTCCTCCTGGTATATACGTACCAGAAGAATATGTTCCAGAAGTTGTGGAGTATGAAGCAAGATTAAAGCTTATATAAAATTTAACATTTTTTCTAAGCATGTTTGCAAGAATAGTTGATGATTGATTACTCTGACTAGAAAATACTGGAACTATAGTTGAACCATTCATTGCTGGAATTCCAGACAGCACGATGCTTGCATCATTTGTATTTAAAGAAGATATTGGCAAAGCAGTATTATCTGCATCTAAAGATTTATTAATTGATACACTCTCAACAAAATCGGTTAGGTCAATCTCTAATCTTGGAGAAACTTCAACTAAGTGCATTCTTTGTAAGTCTGATCCAATATCAGTTTCTATATCGTCTATACCATTTAATGTAGTGATCTCTGGCTTATTATTATGAGATATTTGAGTTACCGATATTCCTTTTATAGTTGTTGATAAGGATAGTGAGCCTGTAGAGCTAAACTGTGGTATTGCTGGATTAGTTGATGTTCCCCATTTATTTTTTGTCCATGCAGATCCATTCCAATAAAGAATAATGATTCCTGCAGTGATAGGGTTTGGGTCGGATAAGCTAGGCGCTGTGCTAATAGATTGTGAGTCATCAACTGTAATTGTTGTCCAAGTTGTACCATTTAATATTTTTATATTAATTAATGGATCAGTCATTAAAGTGTTAAATTTAATAACTATCTTATTTGTTGTAATTTCTTTTTCATAAATAGCAGAAATAGTTTTTGATGTATCATCAGATACAAAATATCTGTATGGTGCAATATCTGTAGGAAGAGCAGTTTTGATAACTGGTATTTCTGATCCAACTAGAAAAAACTTTGGGTTTTGAATAATTGGAGATATGGGCATATATTTATCACCATAAAAACCACCACTCTCTGTTTCACTATTAAGAATCTTAGATGATATTTTTCTATAGTTTGATGGAAACGAATACTTTATATCTCCTGTTGAAACATATGACTCGCCTGGTCTAAAATAAGTAAATGGCATCTCTGTTGGAAATAGTGAGTGGTTTTGATAATCAAAATATGTTGTTGCATATATTGCTGGTTCTGTAAAATATACTATTGGGTATACCGCTGGATCTTCATCATAATCAACATTGCTTAAAGCATTTGCTGTAATAGTAAATACAAATGATGAGATAGTATCTGTGGGTCCTGAAGAGCCTACATACGTAATAACCTTAGTCCAACCTAAAGAATCTGCCTCAACCTGCTCAGATCCAAACTGTGTTGAAGCGCCTTTACCTGATAAAGTTACCATTACTGGAACTGGATTATTAGTTTTTACATACGTAATTATTTTATATGCTGGACTTGAACCAGATGTTACATTATAAGATACTGTTCCTGTACCGCTAACCATATTAAAACTTTTTGTAGTAAAGTTAGCCTTTCCTCCAGATGTGACATTTGATACTGTACTTCCACCAGACTGTAAAGTTTTATTAAGTGGGTTTCCGTTACCAGCCATTGTTATATATGGTGGATTAAAAAGATTATGATTCCATTCAGCAGAAACTACTGGAGTTAATGTAATTGAGTCTGAGCCTGTAAAGACTGAAGAGCTGACATTGTTTAGCATTATATCTCCGTAAATTCAATACTCATACTTACATAGTCTGAATTTTTTGTTCTATTAATAATTACCTTAGAAAAGTTATTCATAAATACAGTATATAGCTTAAATCCAGTTTGTGCTGTAATAAATGTTCCAGAAGGAATAGAGCCTATACTTCTGGTTTGTTCAATTTCTGCAGTAACAGTATTAGAGTCAATGCCTGAGCTTACAATTTTGAGATATACTGGAACTCCAGCATTATTATTATAAAATGATTCAAGCCAAGCTGCGCTATAATTTGAGTCAACTGTTTCGGATGTCTTTGATGGAACATAGCTCCAAGAAACTGATATATTATCTTTTTGGTCAATTACATATTTTCTCATTTTGCCATTAGCCATTCTTGACTGAGTTTCAATAAGTTCTGTAGATATAGATATTGGCTCTCTGTTATGATCTGTAAGTTTGTACCAATCAACATTGTTTAGGGACAGCTGTATTCCAGCTTGTAGAAGATACGCCATTATAAACCAACCTTATTACTCTTATTATTCTTGCTTACTTCAAGCTTTAGCTTTCGTATAACTTCATTTGCTACGCCTTCGGCATTTGCATTATTACTTGTTACAGGCATATTTATATTATACACTGTACCGCCAGAGTTTGTGCCAATTGTTGCGGTGCCGTTATTTATTGCATTCATTGCATTAACACCATAATCTCTTACAGAAGATGCCTTTACGATATACTCTCCATTTGAAACTCTAATTGATCCTCCGCCAGCATAACCAAGTGTAGCTTTAATTGAATCTGATGAACCTGTTCCTGGACCCTTAATTAATCCACCCATTGCTTTTTTAATAGGTTTATCTTCATAGTTATAATAATCTGCTAAATATCTGAGTGATTCAGTATCTGACTTACTAATAAAGCTTGGAATGCCAGTGGAATATGGGAACATTAAATTAAAAGGATTTTTTGCATGTCCTAAGAAAGACGAGTCTTCTTTTGCTGTTATTCCATCGGAACTATAGCTATAATCACCTATATTAAGCGCATGAAGAATTTCGTGCGCTACTATATTTTTGCCACCTTGTCTTCCTAATGAACCTAAATTAAGGGCTCTTGGAGATCTTAGCGTAACTAGTCTAGATCCTGGAACAGACTCTCCAGCAGTATTTATATTTTCTGTATCTCTAGATAAAGAATTCCAATCTAGTTTAACAACTTTTGGATCATTTCTCATTCCAAAAGTTGCTCTCTTAAATTTAACTCCAGTTTGTCCAGTTAAATATTCTAATGCTTGATTAACAATAGGACCACGATCTTTTGCATCAAATCTATTTGCCATATCATAAACATATATTGTTTCAGCTTTTGGATTTACTGTAGCTTTTTCCATCCATTCGGCACCGTCACCAGATGTTTTTACCCATTTGCCAATATTTTTATTCTTGCGATAGGAGTCCAATCTAGAAAGAAGGTTTAACCCCATATCTATTCCAGCACCAACTCCACCCATTGGAGATGCGTACTTTATTATATTGTCAAAAATGCTATTAGTTTTTGAAACTAAACCGCCTTCTGCAAATCCCTCTTTGGTAATAACTCCTGCTGGTCTTGACCATGCTAACCATAGAGCTTTTTGAATATCTTCACTAGTACGACCAGCGTTGATTCTGTTCATTATTCCGCCAGTGATTCCCTGAGCGCTCATAATATCGCCCAAGTTCTCTGGCATGAAATTGCTCATAGACCTATTCTTTTTAACACCCAATGCTTTTGCTAAACCATAATCTTGCCACTTAAGAGATTTTGATCCTCTAGTAAAATCTACATACTTTCCTCTTGGTGCTCCTACAATTCTATTAAGAGAACCAAATGATTCTCCCCAGTTACTAAATGAATTTAGTCCTGATGCATAAAGATTTGCTTCTGCCTTTGAGCTGGTACCAAAGAATCCCATTCCATAGAATGGATCGTATGCCTCTGCACCTTCTAAAATATTAGTGCCCTGTAGATAGTCTTCCCCATGCAATCCTGTAGGCTGTGATCCATGCCACATACCAGACTTAATCATCTTATTAACTCTAGATTGATTTCTAAACTGGTTTATCTTATTAGGTAAGTAGAATGCTGACTTACCAAGATTACCCAAAATCTTTTGACCAATACCAGCGCCAGCAAAGCTGAGTGGTACCTGAGATGCTCCAAGAATATTTTTCTTTACACCAAGTCCAGCTAACATTCTTAACAGTGGTGCGGTACCAAACATTTCAGCACCTGGTTGTCCAGATATTGATTTAGCCCATCTCTGTAGCCATCCATCTTTCTTTACTTGTCCGCCATCTGCAAATCTACCTGGAACAAAAGTGCTAGCAGAAAGTCCAAGTTTTTCTCTAATAAAATCTTTTGTTCTTCCAGAAGCAGCCATATCTCCAGCTAGTTGTGCATATTTTCCAGGCAAGTTCCAATTAGGCATACGCATAGCAGTAGCAGAATTAAGATTTGAAAGCATAAAGTCTTGTGAACGACCAGAGCCTTTCATTGCTCTTATAGCCATCTGTTGATATTGAGTTAATGACCCTGGCTTTGCTTTCTGACCCATAATTCTTGAAAGAAGTTGTGGTGTAACATTTAGTGGTAAATCTTTAACATTATTTTTAAATTTGTTAAGGTCCATACCACGCTGAGAAATCATCTCATCAATTTGTGTTGGAGTCACAAAAGTTCTATTTATATTGCTACTTGATACATGTGAACCTGGAAGTCTTGCACGGCCACCATCTTTAAACTTTTGAGCATTAAGTGCATCAAATGTTCCTACACCATACTTTTTAACAGAATCAGCTTTTATTACATACTCACCATTTGAAAGCATTGCTGGTATAGAATCAGATGTAGCTGTACCAGCACCTCTAATAGATCCACCTGATGCAGCATGCACACGGAATTGGGCAGTTCCTTTATCTTTATTAATAGAAACAATCTCAATTGTTCCAGCCTTCTTTGGCTTTAATGGATTATCTGTTTGAACAGCAATAATATCTCCATCTGGACCAACCTGAACTATATCTCCAGCCTTTAAAGTTCTACCGTTGTTTTTAAATCTTGCAAGTCTTGTTTCAAAAATACCTTCCTTTAAAAGCTTTCTTTCTCCAGTTACTGGATCTACTGTTGTTTGGGCTACTGTTTTACCACCAGGTTTATCAAGAACTTTTGGTGCATTTTTTGTTGTAGCTTGGCTTCCCTGATCTTTAGGTTGATCATAAGAAAATCCTCCTCCAGGAAGTGCAGCTATAATTCTATCGGCTGCACTATTTGTTGCTGCAGCTTGAGTAGAAGCTGACTGATTGATTGCAGAAACAACTTCATCATTTTTTAATTGCAATGCATCTATTTGTTCTTGAAGAGCGTCTGATTTTGCCTGAAGCTTAGACTTTTCTTCTTCTTTTTTAAATTCTGCAAAATTTTGAGATTTTTCTTGAAGCATTCCTGCTGCTCCAATATAGTCTCCTCTTATTTTTGCATTAACAATTTCTTTATCTAGCTCTCTTTGTTTGTCAAGATAATCATTTTGTCTTTTAATCTCATCAGCTATTTTTTCTTGTTGCTTAATCTCATCATCTATTATTTTTTTCTTTTTCTTCAATAGATCAATTTGCTTTTTATTTCCAGCTGCTGCTGCTTCTGCATCTTTATATGCTTTGGTTTGAACTACATTATTATTAGAAACTTGCTTGAAGTAGTTTTTATTAAACTCTTCCGCTCTCTTCATTATTCCTGCTATGTCTGTATCTTTAGTAATATTTTCTTTAAAACCACGAGTTGCTGCTACAAGAAGATAAGTTAGCTGATCTTTTTGTATTCCAGGTATTCTTTGTAGTGCATCTAATGATCGTGCACCTTCAGTATTACCTACTGCTAAAAATGCACCACGCATTGCGCTTATAGCTTGTGCAGCTGAAATACTTGATGCTGCAATTCCATCTATAATTATCATCATTTCAGCCAAAGATGTACTATTAGCAGCAGCACCTGCTAATTCAAGAAGATTTGTGCCAAGAATCTTTGAACTATATGCAGCAGCATTTAATGTTGTAGATATTGCTTGAGTTTGTGATTGAAAACCAATAAATGATGAACCAACCATGGCAAGATGGTTACTAAGAGACAATATTAAATCTAATGTCTTTTGAGCTTGATCAGGTTCAATTTGACCAATTGCAACTTGTGTTCTAACAAATGCTTTAGCTATTCTATTAATTTTTTCTGGATTATCTTCATTTGTTAGTCCAGCAATTATTTGTTTTAATGGGTTGTCTTCTGGAAGTGATTGAACAAGTGCAGCAAATCTAGATAGCTCTTCATTTGTATATCCAAAAGATTTTCCAAGACCATCTGAAGCAGTCTTAGTTCCCAATAGGGAATATGAAAGTGATCCAACCTTAATAGTTGTATCAACAACTTTATTACCAAAGAATGTTGCTACGTCAGCACTTGATTTAAATGCTGCTTCGCTCATTGCTTTGAGCTGTCTTTGCTTTTCTATTAAAGCGCCAACTGCACTTGTAACTAATCCAATAGCTGCACCAGCAGCCATTCCATATCCGCCAAACATCATTCCAAGGTTTGCACCAGTTAATGCTCCTTGTGCTACACCCTTACCAGCAAAATCTGGAAGCATTGAAAGACCCATGTTGAGTCCTAAAATACCCATTCCTCCACCTAGTCCAGTGAGCCTTCCACCTAAACCTTTTGCTCTAGCAGCAAGTATCTGACCTCTTGTCATTGATTGATTATTGGGTGGTGTGTTAGGATTTGGTGGTGTTCCAGTACCTCCAGAAACAACTGGCAATATTGTTGCACCTGGAGGAGGAGTTGCTCCAATTGGTGCAGGTCCTTGTGCTCTTGTTGCTACTCTACGTGCTCTTCCACTTTGTCTTCTAAGTTCTTTATCTCTTGCATCTGCATAAGATCTTGCATCATCTCTTCCGTCTTTTGCTGAAAGTCTGTGTGGGCTGCTTCTATCACGACTTTGCTCATATGGATCTTTTACCTTTACAGATTTAACACCAGAGTCATATGCCTTAATATCTGTAACACCTAATGCCTTAGAAAGCTTAATATGTCTTTTCTCAAGTTCCGCTCTAGCTGCAGCTTGCTTATCTTCAGGTAAGGATAGGACCCCTCCTCCGAGTGGTCTTATTCCTCCAGCAAGAACTCTTTCTTCTGGAATAACATGTGCTCTTGTAACTCTTTCTTGTGTTGATAAAGGATTTCGCTTTGTAAATCTTGCAATAGCAGACTGGAACCTTGCAGCTCTGCCACGTCTATCGCTTCTTGGAGCAGCTCTAACTACTCTACCTTCTGAATCAACATCAACTCCAGGAACTCTAACGTTTCCTCCAGTACGTATATCTTCATCTGTTGGATATGCAAAAACTTGAATTCCTCTTGCCATGGCAGCACCACGTGAGCCAGATGCTGACATTCTTGATAGAATAGTTTCTATCTCTTTCTTTTTCTTATCAAATAATTGACTAATATGTGTTGCTGATCCACCAGCATCTGTTAATTCTTGAGAAGCAATTCTTAACTGCTCTGTTATTTCGTCTGCATATGGTCCAGCAACACGTGATAGTTCATCCATTGAAGCATCTGTAAGTCTAATCTTGCCTTCAACTGCTGCAGCTGCGCTTGCTGTATTAGCCAAAGATCTAGAAAAATCATCACTAAATAAGAATGATGGATCCATTCCAAATCCGCCAGGCAAATTACCTGGTGCAAACATTGTGTATGGACCCAACATTCTTTCTTGACCACCATACAAACCTGTAGTTCCACTCTTTGGCTTTCCAAATTCATATCCTGGAATCTTATCTGCAATCATTGCATTGATAAGACCACCATACTTCTTGCTCATTGCCGTTGGAATTACTGTTTCTCCAGGCATTAGGAGTGCTAGCTCTGAATCTTTATTTCCTGTACCGCCAACAATAGCTGGCTTTCCACTTGCAAACTTTTTAATTGGTCCACGAGTAATTGGTGGGGCTACTGGAACAAACTGTGATTGAGCAGCAATGGCTCTTTGATATGCCTGAGTAAGTGCATTAACTGCTGATGCTTCAGATGTAAATGTTTGTGCAAGATTTTTATGAATTTGATCAAGTGATGCTGCAACAGCTGCTGCATTTCTTTGCTCGGTAGTCATATACATAACTTCAGTACCGAGTGTTGCTGTTGAACGTCCAGTTCTATTGAATAATGACTTTAGTGATGTAAAACCTTTAATAATATTTGCAAGACCATTTGCCAACAAACCAAACGTCATCAAAAATACTGGGCCAAGACCTGCAACTACTGCAGTAATAGTAACTATAATTTTTTTAGTATTATCACTTAAATTATTAAACTTATCTAAAATTTTTGTAATAAATTCTGCAATTGGTGTGACAGCCTTTAAAAATTCTTCTCCAAGTGGAACTAACGATAACTTTAGATTTTCAACTGCTGCTTTAAATTTATTCATAGCAGATTCAGATGTCATACCTAATTCTTTTTCTGACAAAGATGCAAGTTGTTGAACAGATGATCCAGCTAGATCAAGAACCCTTGCTGCTTGGGTACCTTCTTTAGTAACGTTTGCAAACAATGTAGAAAGACGAGCAAACTGGAACTTTCCAAACATCTGCTCAATAGCCTGTGCTCTATTTAATGGATCTAACTCATTTAAAGCTGTGGCAAAATCAATAACAGTCTTCTTTAAATTTCCTTTATTATCTATAACTATTTTCTTTACATTTATACCAAAACTTTCAAGCATTGCTGCTGCTTTGCCAGTTGGATTAATAATAGAAGCAAGACCAGACTTAAGTGCATTAGCACCTTCTGATGCATTAATTCCACCCTCTTTCATTGCAGTCATAAAGAATGCTAAATCTTTTACATCTCCACCAAGTTGTTGAATTACTGGAGCTGCCTTTGGAATTGCTGTTGACATATCGTCAAGCGAAAGTACTGTTTGGTTTTCTACTGCGTTCAAAAAGTCAATAGATTCTGCAAGATTTGCAGAAGACATTGAGAAAGCATTTTGCAAAGCTATTGTAGTTTCAAGTGCTTTTTGACTTTCAACCTGACCCAAAATAGAAAGCTTAGTTGCTGCTGCTGTCTGTCTTTGAAGATCAACCCCTTTAAAACCAGCTGCTGCAGCTTCAGCTGCAAGACCAACGGTTTCTGAAACTGCAATGCCGTACTTAGTAAATTCTTTACCAAGTTCTTGAATATCTTTTAGTGCTTGCTGTGATTCAGCTGTTGGGGTAAATAAATCTCCATAAACTTTTTTAAATCTAATTGCCTGTGTTTCCATCTCCATAAAAGTTTTGGAAGCAGCAGAACCAAGAGCAACAAGAGGTAGAGTAAAACCAACCATAAGCTGACGACCAGCCCACTGTGTATTCTTACCAAAATTAAGAAGGTTTGTAGAACCTTGTTTTAAAAGTTGATTTAATATTGCCTGCTTTTCAGAAGCAATCATTGTTCTTGTTGCTAGATCACTCATATCCAAAGATAGTGGTCTAACAGCAATTGCCTTCATTGCTCCGCTAGCATCACGACCTAGCTTAATATATTGTGTCTGTAAATCTTTTACATTTTCTCTTGCTACCTTATTGATAGTGTCAAATTCGGTCTTAAACAATCTACCGAAAGTTTTTGATGCACCACCAGCATATCTAAAATATTCTCCTAGTGAGAACTTATTTTTTTCTAGTGCACTAGTAAAAGACTCAGTAGTAGTTTTTATTGTTCTTATTGATGCTGCAAATTGGCCAGTAGCATTTATTGAATTAATAAGGGTTTGCTGCATTTGAGCAGATACTGCATTTGCTGCAGCCCCACTCTTAGCCATTGAGGTGTGAAAGGCTGATATCTGTCTCTGTAAGTTTTTGATACTGGCTAGTGCCTGAGTAGTATCAATACTTACTTGAATATTAGACTGGACATCAGCCATTCACTATACCTCTTTATTTATTTTTATTAGTTTTCTAGATTACCGCTAAACATTGCTGCTGCATCAGAAATCTTAATTCCTGAAGCTACTTCAACAATCTCATAGACAGTAGGCAAATCAATGTTATCTTCAAGTACTGAAATGTCTCCAGCTAGCTCTGGCTTGTATTGCTCCATTGCAATTAGAACACATTCCATTAGTAGGTCAATAGACTTTTCATTGTCTTCTACTACTGCTGCTATACCCTCAAATTTTGCCATAAACTTTCTCAAAAGTGAAATCTTAAGCGGTCTTAAGGTTATTTCTGTACCATCAATTAGCTTGATCTTTTGCGCTTCATGCACAGTTGTTGCCATGTTGATCCCTCCCATAGGTTTAGATAATTATACCATAAGAGATGGATCTCGTGCATCCTCATAATCTAGACCCATACCAATTCCAAATCCTGCTTTTTTAGCATTTTGTCCTTGCAATGCTAAAATATCATTACTATCATTTGTTGCACCACGACTGAAAACTCTAGCCTTAAGGTCTTCCCATTCTTTTTGCCCACGTTCTGAGCCTGATGCTTCATCTAAATCAACGCCCTGAATTGCTGCAAAAAACTTTTTTTCTTGATAATCTAATTCTCTTTTACTAGATATAATTGCCATTATTTCTGATAAAGACAATGACTCCTCTAACTCTTTATAGTCTTTCCATATTCCAAGTAAAAATACTTCAGATTCTAGCTTTGCTAAATCAAAGTCTTCCCAAGAAGGTCCTGGGTCTCCCTTTTGAGCCTGTGTTTTAACATCTTCTTCAGACTCTTCACCTATTTTAATGTTTCCAGCAAGATCTAATATTTCATGAACTGTTGGCAAATCTATATTATTTTCAAGTTCTTCAATACTAGTAGATATCTGTGGATAATACTGTTTCATTGCAATCCTAGTGCATTCTACTAAAACTTGCATTGCTTCATCATCATTCTTAGTTTCTTTAATCTTATTAAAAGCATCCATAAATTCTCTTAAATATTTAATTTTAAGTGGCATGATTTCTATCTCTGTACCATCAAATAAATAAATATTTTTTCTTTTATATATCTCTGTAGCCATAGTATATTAAGTTTACCATAAAACAACAAAGCCCACCTCGTTATGAGATGGGCCAAGTCGTATTATTAAGTTATTATGAAGCAGGTGCCCAGGTACGATCAACGATCTTACCGTATGAACCTGATGTATCTTCTGGTAGAAGACGGAATGAAACTTCAAACATTGAAGCCTCATCACGCTTTGCAGATACTGTTACATTCTCAATTGAGAGTGCACGGTATGCTGAATAGACACGCTCTACATAGGCAGAATCAGCACAGTCACCTGTTCCTGGTCCTACTGCTACGATACCACGCTCTACTGGGCACTCACCAATGTCACCTGCGGAAAGGTCAAGTGCCTGTCCGCCAGATGTTGCCTTGTCTCCAAGTGCACCAAGCTTTGAATCTGAGTATGCAAGAGCCAAAAGGAGATTCTCCAATGTAGCCTCAGCAAATGCTGTAGCAAGATTTACCTGCATTCCTTGCTTGTAAAGCTTAGCAACGTCAAGAATCTGGTCTACCTGTACTTCACCGAAGTCAGGTTGGAACTGCAATTCAAGACCGTTCATGGTGTAACCTACGTTTGTATATGCTGTATCATCTGCGAGAGTATCACGGAATGATTCATTTGCATCAAACGCCTCCAGTGTTGCTGGAGTCAAAGTTGTGTCTGCAACAAAAAGTGCTGCTGCTCCAACGATAATGTTGGAAGACGTTCCACGACTATATGCCATTTATTCACCTCTTTCTTTAGGGTAGATATTAAGTTGTACGGCGTTGTGTTTCCTCAAGTTAATTATAACAGTCTTTTATAATATAATCTTTGTTGCCAGTTTTTCTGGCTTCCAGTCTGCTGAGGTCAAATCTGGCATCTGGTGGTACTCAAAGTCAATAATAAACTTATTTCCTCCATAGGTACGGGCTGTTCCAAAGTCAATTATATCTCTAGTCTCTTCAAGCTGGTATACCTTAAAACTGTGGAAATAGAACATATTGTCAACTAACTCCGTTGGGCTAAGCCTAATTTGACGATTGCTACACCAGTTATTGACCTCTTCTGCAGACTCGTCTAAACGATCTAAAAGTCTAAAAACTGCCTCTTGAATTTGTATCATATTCTCTACCATGTTGTCTGCTGTAGCATAAAAATAATACAATACCTGTTCAGACTTTAAGTGTGGCAAAGTCTTGCGATTCATTCTGATAAGTCTATCCCAGGTAGCCATAACTCCACCAGGAGGGAAAGATCCTGTTAGGTCGTCTAGTGCTGATGGAACTGAAGGAAAAAAAGGAAATTCAATATCTGTAAGTAATGGTATTTTTTCTTCAAGATATTTATTAATCCAGAGTACTGGTGTATTCAAGTATGAATCATTTGCCATTATTTAATCCCCGCATTCGCTATCCATCTATAGCCAACTTGGAAACCCTTTGATTTACCAGATGACTTTCCTGCTGCTAAATTTTTCTTATAAACTTCTGCATTACCTAAATATTGATATATGCCACTTGTTCTTAAAAACGCTTGAGTAAAATATCTATTAAAAAATGTATCTACAACTTTTTCAAAAGCACCTGTAGTTTCTCTTCCACCAGGTGATTCAATAACAACCTCGCCTTTAGTAAAGATTGTTTCTCCACCATCTTCAAAAACCAACACGTTTGATCTTGTTGGCTTAATGGTTACTGGAGATCCTTCTTCCATAATTTTAGCCTTGTTATAAAAAGGTACCGATGAGCCATCCTTAATTGATGTTGATTGCTTGAGGTTTGTTACAAACGAAAGGCCAAGGTTGCTTATTGTGTAGTTTATTTCATATAGACGTGCATCAGGACTTCCCACTTTATACCATTCATAAATATGGTGTAGTGCTTTTGGATTTACCCTGGCATTTGAGTCAATATATTGTTCTAGCAATTCTTTTGTGCTAGTTCCAACATTATGTAAAAACTTTGTCTTTCCTGCTTTTGTTCCTTCTAAAAAGCCAATAGAATAATCTATAATATTTTTCATATCTTTTCTAAACATTTGATCATTCATTTTAACTTTCATTATAGATCACTAGCCTGATTCTCTGATCTTCTTAAAACAACTTTGTAATACTCAACATTCCCAAATGGACCAACTATAGGTTCGCTTGATGCTATTTCATAAATAGTAGATTTTCCATCTCTTGGTCCAGATGTTTCCATGTATATTCCTGATTGCTGC